ATTGAACACTTAGCAACCATCAAGGCTAAGACAGAAGAAAGATACACTCACAGTGTAGGAGCAGACATGGAATCAATCTACATACAAGATGCCTGGACATACCCCCAGCCCACATCTTGGAGTGGCTCTTGTGGGTCCCTTCTTGTGACCACTGACAACATAACCCAAGGTAAAATACTTGGTTTTCATGTTGCTGGAGGACACAACGAGGGAGTTTCACAACTCGTCACTCGAGAGATGTTGGAAAAATATGCTTCAGGCCCTAAGCTTGGAGTTCCCATCCCAAAAACAACGTCAGAAGGCGTGAAGATGCAATTGAATGGGCATTTCACAGACATTGGAAGAGTCCCAAAAGGAAAAGGCGTGTATGCAAGCACGAAGACAGACATCATCCCCACAGAAATTTACGGACAGATTGCCCCACCAAAGACATTCCCATCAGTTTTGGACCCCAATGACAAGCGAATGGATAGACCCCGGAATGTGATGAAGCTCGGAATGGAGAAGTATGGCTTTACTCCTATTGAGTTCCCAAAAAAACATGTTGAACTTGTAAAAGAACATCTGATTGAAAGGAACTCTCGCTGGATCATTGAAACGCCACTTCGACTCCTCACGAAAGAAGAAGCAGTGTTAGGCTGCTCGGAGTATGGAGGGGTTGAAAGGCTACCGATGAATACCAGTCCAGGTTATCCCTACAAGTTGACTAGGCCCCCTGGAGAGAAAGGAAAGCGATACCTCTTTAATGAAGAGACTGGACACATTACGGATATATCCCTGAAGAACACTTTTGAGACAAGACTGAAGTTGGCCCGACAAGGAGAACGATGTGTATCCGTATGGGAAGCATGCCTGAAGGATGAAAGAAGACCTTTGGAGAAGATTGTGTCAGGTTCAACCCGTGTGTTCATTATACCACCGGCTGATTACTCTCTTGTTGCTCGGATGTATTCCGCAGCTTATATCGCAGTGTTAAAGAATAACCGTGCTAATTTCCCCGGAAAAATTGGAATTGACACTCAAAGTTACGAATGGACTCAATTGTGGAATTATCACGCAGAGTTCTCTGACATTGCGATTACAGGAGATTTTTCAAGGTATGATGGAACCATCCCCCCTGATCTCACGAAAATGTGGTGGGAAGTGGTTGACGAGACCTATCATCGACATGGCGAATGGACTGAGGAAGATTGTAAGGTTCGGAGCGTTCTAGCGGACGAGGCGATTCATACAATACTGATTCTTGGAGAGGATCTAGTATTGACGCATTCTGGGAACAAATCAGGAGACCCCACAACAACAGCAAAGAACACAGATGTGAATGAATCTTATGTTGGGTTATCCTGGCTTGGTCTTGCGGAAGAGCATTGTCCTGAGAAAGCTACGATGGCTGATTTTCGGAAGAATGTAAGGATTTCCGCCTTCGGGGACGATCACGTGCTAAGCGTGAAGAGAGCAGTAGTGGAGTGGTTTAATCAAGACACTATTGCAGAGTATTTATCCAAGTATGGAATTGTCTACACCAACGCGACAAAGAGTGGCACAACCGCATATATGGATCTCAAAGATGCAACTTTTCTTAAGAACGGATTCAGGGACCATGACGAAATTGAAGGTATTAAGTGCCCTGTGATGTCGGAAACGACTATCATGGAGTTACTAAACTGGACAAGAGTCGCCCCTGATCAACAAGCTCTTCTCGAGAGCAACATCAATGATGCATTGAGATTCTCGTATTTTCGCGGTTTTGATTACTTTGAAGCGCTACGGAATAAGATAATAACCGTACTTCGGGCAAAGGCACTGCAATTGGATGTCATGACTTATAACGACTTCCACTACTGGTTTCTTTTCACCCTTGGCAAGTTATCGTCCAAGAAGGCTGAATCCTTCTTCGAGAAGGTCGCAGCAAACGGAAACAGTTCGGCAGCAAGGTTTTTGAACAAATGCTTTATGGCTGCTCCCTATAAGTTTCTGTCGTGGACGGGACTCCTGGCTCAGGAGGACAGAAATACGGATAGAACAGATACACGCTATGCTATCGCTATCCCGTCCGGCGAAGGAAAATCCTGGCTTTGCAAAAAGTACCCGGGTGTCTTTGTGGATCACGACGAATTGCTTTTACCGGCCGCTCGTCGAATTCTGAAGGAGAATGGTCTTAGACTAACGGCTCTCCGGAAGATGTTTGATCTGGAATTTCCAGACAATGATCGAAGAATTCTGCTATGTCATCATGCAGATAACACAAGACGGCAAATCCTGGGTTCCTATGTTTTGCCAGAACCAAACTTCATTCGTATGAATGCCCTCATGCGTTTGCGGATGAAGAACCCAAAACGACTGGAACGTGAACAACGGAACAATGAGATTTTGGAACTAGCTAGGAGTGTTGAACCTCAACTCTTCTAGCGCCCCCCCCC